CGATGCGCTTAATCTTTTAATTATTACCAGTTTAGGAGCTTTACCTAAGCCATGAGCAATCGTTGCTCCTGCTGTTCCATTCCCCGTGTATTTATAAATTCCTATGCCACTCGTAGTATTAATAGAATAAGATGAAGGTGTAATTGTACCTCCCGTTAAACCAGTTGTAGTTCCTGCTTTCCAATTATAAGAGATATAACCATTGGTATTTGTATTAATAAAACCTTGTGTTCCTACAGTAAAACCATCTGCATCAAAAGATTTTAAACCTTCAGCGTAAGTTTGTTCATCATCATTCGTATTAGATATTAAAGTTTTAGTTGCTGCTCTTACAGTATCACATAGAGACGAATTAATATCTTGTACTCGGTCCTTACACCAGACAAAATCAGGTGCAAAACCAACTCCTGTTACAGCATTGGAAGCGCCTGTCCCTGTGTAGGTGACATTATTAAAAAATAAACTTCCTTTATCAATTGGTGAATAAGCCATTAGCCGAACTCCCGTAAATTTTTAGTGCACATCGCATAGTAACCTGCGGGGACATCATATTTGAAAACACCTTGTGAATTGTCGTCTGCGTTTGTTGCGCCTGCAGAAACACCTTCAAAATAACCATCTCCAAAATTACAATTAATGTAATCAGAATTTTGTGCGCCTCCTGCTGGACCCATTAATAAACCTGAAAAGTCATAACTTAAACTTCCAGTACGATTTACATTTCCGGTCCCTGTTGCACCTGACGTCGGGTCTCCTGAATTAATCCATGTCCCATTACGACTTATGTAAAAATAACCATTATCGAGATCGATAGCTAATCCATATATATCTCCCACTGCAGGAGATAAACCTGTATAGTCATTAGTGCCACCTCCATTATAAACGGTTACATTTGAACTATAAATATAAAAACCTATAAAATTATTTTCTGAACCCATAAAAGAACTACTGTCATTAATATTAACTAAATCAAGATTAGCAAAACCAACTATGGTTCCTCCGTTAGCTACTGAACCATCCCATTCAACTTCATAATACCACTTACCTTTTGTTGCTGCAAACTGGCTACCAAATCTAGAATTAGAGTTGTCGGCATTTTGTACTTTGGTATTAGCATATGTAAAATCGCCAGGATCAATGGTGCTATTATGATAGCCTTGATTCCAAGTACAAAAGTTATTAGAAGGATTTGTTTGAGATTTATAACCTGAACCACTTACAGTAAAGTCATTAGTAGTACTTCTACCTGTTGTTTGGTAATCATAACCCAAGTAACTAGCATTTTGATAATCTAATAAAAATCCATTAGTTCCAAAAGTAACAGCACTTCTAATTTGTCCTTCTGATTTAGGCTTCCACTCTCCCGTGTCAGAATCTATTTCTCCAAATGTGCTGGCTGGTAAAGCTGTACCATCTATAAAGACTGATTGAGCCATGTAGCCATTAAAATAACCATAATCAACCGAGTTACCAATGTCGGTATAATAATTGTTTGTTGAACCTAAATAACAAACTTGATCTGAAGCTGGATCAGATTCCGTTGCCCACGAAGTTATTTCTTCTCCGTTCACATACATTTTAATTCTATCTCCTGCTGTTACATTTGTACTATCGTATTGTAATACAAAGTGATACCATCCGTTAGTATCTCTATATTGAGCATTGGTTTGATAATTAAAATGCAAACCTGTTCCATATTGTTCAAATTGAATCTTGTCACTACTATTAAAATATAAAGCACATTTATAATTACTAGCATCAGATGTTAAAGCTGCGCCTAAAATACTTTGTCCTGTTTCTACTTGAGTTTTCTTTATCCATGTAGAATAAGTCATCTTTGTAGGTGTTCCTGTTGAACTTGGTGTTCTTCTTAAATATGTGCTTGCCATAATATTCTCCTATACGAATGCCATTGATTGTGATAATCCAAATGTTATATCAATACTAAATGCTCTATCTGCTGTTTGGGCTTCAGCATCTGTAGCTGTAATTGTAAAGTTATAAGTCGTTGCCCCCGTTGCTCCAGTTTCTGTACCAGAAATTACTCCAGTGCTTGAATTAATAGTTACGCCACCGGGAAAAGTTCCAGCGGTCTTAGCATAACTTGTAGCATCTGTTGCTGCCACAGTAAAGTTAACACTTCCTCCACCTGCTACACTACCTAATGAACCTGCAGCTGTTGTCCATGCAGGGCCCGGAGATGTAGTAAAAAGAGCAGAACTTGTCGTCACTGTTCCACCGTCTGGATTAATTAATCTAATAAAATAAGTTCCTGAAGCTAATCCTGTTCCTGTTGTAAATTGAATAGAAGTAGCTGAAGTAAAAGTTACTGTAGGAGCAACCGTTATCGCCCCTGTACTAGCTATAATTTCAACTTTAGGAATCGAAACAAAATTAGTTCCTGCTAAAGTTAAAGTTGTATTAGTTGTAGGTTCTGCAATTAAAGAAGCAGTTGTAATAGTTGGTATTGGACCTTCTCCAGTATCAATAGCAACAAAGCTTAAATTACCTGATCCATCTGTTTGTAAATAATATCCATTTGTAATACTTGAAGGTAAAGTTAATGTATAGGATTGACCTGCACTATGTGGAGGTCCAGCTACTGAAACTCCATGAGAGTTTTGAGAGCAGTTTAAAGTTATTTTACCATCAGCAGAAGCTCCATCTCCTTTAATCGTTAGACCAGGAGTAAAATTAGTTTTAGCATTAGTAATGCTAGACGCTTCTATCGCCGCTGAATCAACTGCATCAGCTTCTAATGATCGTTGTTTTATTTTACTGTTTGCCATTATCTTGCTGTTCCTGATTTAGAATTACTAGACGCTAGTGGAAATTCTGCAAATGCTGCATACACACACGTGCTATGATTAATTTCTGTACTTGTAGTTCTTATTTTAAAACCATTTGATAATATATCTATAGCTACTGTAGAATCCACTTCTTCAGTCGAAGTAGAATCCGCTTTTAATTTATTATCTGCTAGATTACCTGGATTACGTGTTGTATCATACATATCCCATCCTTCTGATCTATCAATATTTTTTATAAGTACAAAAGCAGGTCTAAATCCTGTGAAAATAAATGGGCCGTCAGCGTTTTGATTTCCTTCATATTCTCCAAAGGCACTATAGCCTTTAACAGGGGCAAAAGCATAAAAAATCATATTAGCACTAGCATTTACTTCACCATTACTTCCAAGAGTGATAAGAGTTGAAGTCGGTACCGTTGAGTTCCATGCGGCTGAGGCGGCACTATTAGCATCAGGGGCGTTTAAATATAATCTACCCGTACTACCTAATGAGGTAAAAGGCCAATTAACATTCCAAGAATCACTACCACTATCTAAATTTTTTACTATAACTAACTGAGGTGCTACTCCTAATCCATGAGGAATGGTAGCTCCTCCTGTAGTGTTTCCAGTATATTTTATAACACTACAACCACTCGTGGCATTAAATGAATAAGATGCGGGAGTTATACTTGGTGAACCTGTAATTCCTGTTGTCGTTCCAGCTTTCCAGTTCCACCCTACGTAAGTTTGTGTATTGTATCCTGTTATACCACTTGCACCGACAGTAAAACCATCAGCACCAAAAGCAGTTACTCCTGATAGAGTGCTTTCTGTAGCAGTTAAATTAGGTGCTATATTTTTTGTAACTCCTCTTACACTATCGTAAAGTCCATGATTTTCGGCTTGGTTTTTACATTTAATCCAAGTCATATCAGGTTGAAAACCTAACCCTGTTTGAGCTTGAGAAGCTCCACCATCACCTGTCCATTGTAATATATTAAAAAAATCTCTGGGTTGAAATGAAATATATGCCATAATAATTATCCGTAAGTTGCTATGTTGTTAACACAAATTGCTCTAAAATCTTTACTAGAGCCATCAAAAGTTCCTGTGCTTGGGTTGTATTTAAATTGTCCTTCACCGCCTGCATCAGCCGAAGCGGATGCTATTAAATCTGTTCCAAAATATCCATTACCAAAATTATGTTGATAAACCGAAGCGGATGTATCATTATAACCTGTTGCAGGAAAATAAAATCCATTGGTTGTAGAACCAACGGCTGTTATTGAAATACCTGTTCCTGAATTTTGGATGGTACCATTTTTAGCAAAATATAATTTGTTTGCGTCTAAATCTAAATAAACTCCAATAATATCATCAGTCGTCCATGTATCTCCATAAGAAGTAGATGCTTGATTATTTCTGGAATTTCCATCTGATGCATAGTAAGCCCATTCCAAAGCTGTATATCCTAAATAGTTAGAAGCTCCAGTTCCTTGAGTTGGAACATCTGCAATTCCAATTAAACTATAAGCTCCTCCTGGTTGGGCTGTTGGTTTTATTTCCCAGTACCATAATCCTTTAAAGAGTGAAACCGTTGCTGAAGCAAAACCTTTGCTTCCCGTATTAGTAATAGTATTATTTCCATTACTAAAAGTATATTGAGCATAATAATTATCTAAAGGATTCATTGTACAAAAATTATTATCAGGACTATCTTTAGTTGTTGTTATAGTTCCAACTTGAGTCATTGTATTTCCATTTCCTGAACTATCTGTTGTAATAGCCCCTGAAGCATATTTTAAAAAGAAACCATTTGTTCCATAAGTCACTGAAGGAGAAGGTTTTCCTACCCATATTCCTGATGTGGAATCTGTTTCTCCAAAAATGGATGCTGCGTATTGTAAACCATCAATAAAATGAGTATGTGCAAAAGTTCCATCCCAATGTTCTGTATTATTATATGCCATAACTTGAGCTACTACTCCTGATGCAGAAAAATCTAATGTATCATTTTGAGTAGGATAAGTTGATGTAGCAAAAGAAGTTTCTTGTACTCCATTAATATAAATTTTTGCTCTATCGGATGAACTAACTTGTGTAGTATCAATAGCAACCACTAAATGATACCAGGCTCCAGGATCTCTGAACACTCTGTTGGTTTTAAGATCAATGGCATTTCCTTCAATTGAACTAGCTTCAAAACGAAATACATTATTATGAGTAGCAAGCTGCATAATTTTAACTTGCGTATATGGACCACTCCCTGTAACCGAACCAAATAAACTTTTTTGAGCAGCACCTGTTCCAATTTTAAACCAAGTACTAAAAGTCATTTTTTGACTATTAGTAGCTGTTCCATTTGTTCTATGTAAATATGCACTAGCCATTAATTACCTTGTCCTCCTCCTTGTATAGAATAAGAGCTTGTTAAACTAAATGCTCGGTCTGCTGTTTGTCCCTGAGCATCTGTGGCTCTTAATGTAAAACTGTATGTTGTTGCACTAGTTGCTGAACCACCAAAGTCTGTAGTTGTTATAGCACCTGTTGAAGAATTAAGCGAGCAGTTTGCTTGAGAAGCATTAGTTAAAACTGAAGTTGTTTCTGAATAGACTACGGTATCTCCAGTTGCAGCTACGGTTGCCACAGCTCCTGAAAAATTTCCAGCAATGGTTCCTAAAGAACCTGATCCCGTTGTCCATACAGGAGCATCACTCACTGTAAGAATTGCTGAAGAAGATCGAGCTGCTAAACCATCATTGTTTTCCGCTCGAATATAATAAGTTCCATCAATCGGTAAAGTAAAAGTAGCATCTACTGCTGTTGCTGAAGTATAGGTTACACTATCCGCTACAATAATAGCTCCTGTTGAAGCAATTGCTTCAATTCTAGGAATCGATACAAAACCTGTTCCTGCTACTGTAACCGCGGTTGCATCATTAGTAATTGTTGAAGGTGTAACGCCTGTTACTGTTGGATAAGGTTCTGTTCCAATTCCAGTAACCGAACCTCCTAAAGCAACGGTACTTCCATTAATGGTAATACTTGAATTTGATAATTTTGCATTGTCGATTGAACCCGCTAATTGAGCATTTGTAATTCCTGTGCCTAATCCTGATACACTTGCTGGAAGTGTTGTAGTCTTAGCACTAATATCAAATGTTGAATTAACCTTGGCTCCTGTTACTGCTCCATCCACTAGTTGTGCAGTGTTCACGGAACTTGAAGGAGGATTAGCAGTCTGTAAAGCTTTTCCTAAGTAGACACAATATAATTCGTCAGCTGTCGTAGTAGCCGTACCCATTGTAAGAACTGTGCCTGACGCTGTATATGTTGAAGGTTTTTGTCTAACGTTATTTAGAAACAAAGCAATATCTTCAGAAGTCGTTACACTTGAACTTAATGTGTAACCTGTTCCGTTTATTGTAGTAAACGTCTGTGAACTAATGCTGATATATGCTTCAGCAGGTATGTTTCCTATATAAGCCATTGTTAACCTTATGTACTAATTGCATCAACTGCGCTTACCCAAACATCACATGAAGAAGCTGTATCACTAATAACTTTAAGAGCATCTGAAGTAGTACCATCGAGCACTAATTTTGCTCCCCCATCTAAAACCTGCAAAGAACTACCCACTGGAAGTGGTGCGTCTTTAACCAGATAAATGTCATTTGTTCCGTCATTAATATAACAACTTACATTGATTGCAGAAGTATGCACATTCGACAAAGATATACCTACTATTGCATCGTATGAATTTGCTGTGACGATAGTCGCCGCAACTGTTCCTACGTTGTTAGAGGTGTATCTTCTAAAATTTTGTGCCATGTTTTTTCCTTATTATAACGCAATAGCCATTGCTGTTGCGAATCCTTTACTTGCGCCTACGTCAACTGCTGTTCCGTCGCCGTAAACTAAATCACCAGAGCTGTCCTTCATTACTGCTTTGTCCGCTGGTAACGTAACAAAAACAATTTTAGTTCCAGTACTGAAATCAGTTTTAGCTCCTCCGTTACTACTACCAATTACGGTATCTCTTGATAGTGTTGTACCCGAGTGAGTATAAATACCAATACCAACTTCCCATTCTGATGAAACATCTTCACCAACAATAGTGTAGTAAGTAGTATTACTGTTTCCTATACCAGTGTTAAAATCTATAAATCCTGTGACCGCAGCACCTAAAGTAAATGTACCAGTGCCGGTAGTCGTCGAAGTTACTTTAACTCGATCGTTTGTTATAAAAGCCATTTAATCTCCTATGCTACTCTTATGATAGCAGTACTTGCACCTGCAGCTGGAAACTGAATTGTAAATGTTCCGCTTGTAGATGTCTGATCAGATCCAAAATCTAATACACAAACAGCTTTTGTACTTCCAGGGCTAGCATTCCATTTATAAATTAGTGCATATCTTGCTGTGATAGTTGCACTTGTAAATGATCTGTCTGTAAAATCTACAATTGCAGTCGTACCAGAAGCAGATACTGCTTGTCCTGCAAGCTGTAATCCACCCGCTACATATGTTCCACTATTAGGAACTTCGTTCGCTGTAGTGTAAACTGTAGTGGTTGCGCTGTTAATTGAAGATGCACTTGTGTACAAAGCTAAATAGTATGCATCACCACCAGTTGCGATATCGTGATCGCCTGATAGCAATTCTGTTTTGAAGCTTGTCATTACCGTATTTGCCATATTTTCTCCTTATCTATTATGGGCTTGGTGGAACAGAACGTAATTTTTGTCTGATCTCGCCATCCACATATTCATCTCTTCGTCTTCGTCCTTGTTGTTCAATACCTAATCCCATTAAGGATTGAGCATATCTTCCTTCGTATACTTGGAGCTGGTCTTTGTCTTTTAAAAAAGTGCATGCTTCAACCATCGTGGCATACAAGAGCGCATTTGGAGCGTTTAAGCTTAAATACGTAGTAGTGTTAGATGAATCTAGTTTAGTTCCATCTGATGTGTTAGGTCTTTTAACATATGCAACCTCAACATTCAAGGCTGTATCTGGTGTAGGACCTAATAACAATTTTGTTTCATTCCAATAACCATAGTATTTAGGAGTTCCCTGAGTAATACGGCTACCTGTATATTCATCAATAAAAGAAACGTCTTTTTGCATTAAAACTGTTCTATTTTGAGGATTAGCAGCAGGATAAGTTTCAACCCATCTAATAAGTAGAATACCGTTAGGTAGAGTTAAAAATTCATTTCCTACTGTAAGAGTAGAGTAATCGTTTCTTCTGAAAACGTCAAGATCTACCTCTGTCATGATTCTATATTCTGCGTCTGATATGAATCCATTTACAACAGTAGTAGTAAAAACAGTATCGTCTACTTCTGAGTAAGATTTAATTTTTGCAACTAATTCATCATATGTCATGGTGTAATTGTAACCGGCCCAGCTGAAACTGGTGAACCGCCTCCTGTTATTCTTCCCACTGTAGCATTAGTTCCAATTTTTTCAAAGGTAAAATAATTAGTAGGATCTTCTATTAAATAAACAAGTGCTCCTGCTGAATGAGAAGCTGCTGTTGTACCAAATGCTCCTCTTGTTACAACGTTTGGATTTATTGCTGTAGCTTCAGGACTCACTTGTCCTAATGAATTATCATCAGCAATAGTTGTATATTGAATAAGCTCTGTTCCTATTAATATAGCTTGTTTTAAAAAATTAGTAGTCGTTACTGAGTCAAATGCTGTAGCATTAGTTAATTTAATTCCTGTAGTTTGAGTAGAATCAATTGCACTAACTAAAGTTGTATTTAAAGCTGCTCCTCTTTTACCAACAAGAATTGTATGACCTGTTGCTTGGCAAATAAAAGAACCTGGAATTCCATCTACATCTAAACAAACACTATAACTTGGTGCACCATTAGCTGGAGTTGGAGGCCATCCTGATTCTCCTGTACTTGTACTTGCTTGCGTCGTTCCTCTAAATCGCACAATAGTAGAATCATTTCTTTGATGATTTGGTGAGTGTGTCCAAACTTGTGGATTACCTGCTAAATAAGTTTCAAAAGGATTAACAGGAAGTAATCGTGGAACTGAAACATTACTTCGTTGTTCGGGTCTTGGGTGTTCTAATGCAATTCCATCAGGACCAATAACTGCTAAATCTAATTGTGGTTGTTTTGATTCAAACTCAGAAGTATGAACCCACATTCCATTCCATTCTTTAACCATTTCAACATAAGGAAATCTTAATCCTGATCTATCTGAAATAGCTATTGCTTTATTTCCTGATGCAAATTTTCCCATATTAACTTACCGATGGATAGTATGCCTTTGGCGTTATGTAAGAACTTGTTGCTGATCCATCTTCAGCTAAAGCTCGGGACAATTCATCTTCATAATATAATTTTAAAGCTTGTGTTCTATCAGGTGCTATTTTTTGACTTAAATAAAAAGCTAACCCTGCTGTCATACAAGGTAAGAATCTGTATGGTGCATCAGGATCATTAGCATAAGCTCCTGAATCTTGAATTCGTTTAATGTAGTAGTAATTTAAAAATTTATTAGTAGAAGCACTAGGTGTTAAATAAATAGTAATTCTAGTAAAATTAGTAAATCTTTGTACAAAATATTGTGAAGGTGTTCCTGTTGCTTTTTTATTAGCTAAAGCTTGATATGTAGATCTATCAATTTTAGTCATAGAAACATCTGTTGGAGAAGCAATTTCATTTCTGTATGCTACTTCTAATATATCAGTAGCATTATAAATATATGCACCTGTATTATCTTTCGCTGGATTATCAGTTACCGAATTTCTTGCTGTTGAATCTTTATAAATATCATAAACATTCTGATTGGTAACTAATTCCATATTTACATTACCGACTTCCCAATAATGCAAACCTCTATTACCCCATTCAGATAATAAAATATTTAATGAACGTCTTGCACTTTTAATGTCATAACCAGACCGAGCCTGACCACCACATCTTTCAAATGCATCTTCAATTAATTCTTCGATTGATAAGTTAAAACTTACCGTTCCGGACGTCGCCATTTATTGACCTCCTATTGCCAGATTACTGATACAGAAGTTGTTCCTGTTACAAGTTCTATGTATATACCATTTTGGCATCTAATACCTACGGCTGAAATGTATTCTTGATAAACTGCAGAATCACTTAGTTTTATTTCGTAGATTTTAGTACCACCTGTAGTGCTGCCATCATATATTCTTACGTGACAACCTGCTCCACTTGGATTGATTGTAACACCTTTAAGCATCACTATTGGTCCAGCAGCATCTGCTCCACCAATGGCTGTTCTTAAAGTAGAACTTGCTTCTGTATAGAATTGTTTTACTGGTGTTGCTCCACCTGCATATCCCATATTATTCTCCTAATTCTCTAAGCTCCCGAAGGAGCTTAGATTAATTTAATTATGCCCAAGTACCTTGAATATCTAAAACTGTCCAAGCTGTACCACCGGCGTTTCCACCGATTTTTACAAAGTCGCCTACTTTAGATGTTGCTGCGGTATTTGTTAAAGTGATTTGTGCTACCACTCCTTTATAGATAATGTATTCCCCGGCTGCGCCAGTTACCACTATTCCATTAGAGCCATCAGAACCTGTATTTACAAATGTAAAAACAGATCCTTCGTTAGCCGCTACTGCAGGTAATGTGAAAGTTGGACTTCCAGATGGTGAAGTGAAAGTCATTCCACTGTCGCCAATCGCTACTGCTGTAGCAACTTTTTTTTCATTTAGGTTGAATCCAGTTTCACCGGCTTCATTAAATTTGCCTTGTAGAACTGGTCCTCTAAAACGTGTTGTTGCCATGATATAATCCTCCTAGATTATGTGAATACTGTCTCTAGGTCGTCGACTATACTCGTCAGTATTCATTTTAAAAATGTATAGTACTTCATCTATAGCCTAATTTTTAATTACGCGCAAGTGATCCTGTAGGTTTTGTATGATTTTTGTAAGCCTTAGCTAGCTATGATTATTGAAGGTGCTGCGTCTTCAATTTGGTTAACACGGTGAGCAACTTTAGCTTCTTCAAGTTTGATTTCAGTGACAATTTCTCTAATTTTGTCATCAATCTTTACCATGTTAAGAGTATATTTACCTGCTTCGTTATACTCTTGTTCCCAATCTAACTCCAAGGACTTCTTGTGTTTGTATAGGTCCTGTGTCATGTTTAACTTCCTCATAAGTTATCCATTTACCTTTTTTATTGGTAAATCCATCAGTATCAAACTTTACCTCATTTTTACCTAGTTTGTCAAGGATAGATTGTTCAATACTTTCAGCATTATCTTCAGACATAACATTGAAATCTGCATAATGCCCATGGTAACGGATTTGTATTCGAAAGTTTTTCATAGTGTATTTCTTACTTTATATTTGAAATGAGGCCGTTTTGAGGCGGCCTCATTAAAGTACTAATTAAGCACCCATATTGCCGTAGACACCACGCCAGTCAGACCAGCCGAAGCTGTATCTTTCTCTTGCTTTGTATCTCACATTGCCAGTATCGAAGTCGCCTTCCATAGCTGTTTTTAATGGAGCTCTTGTGAAGTGCTTCATTCCATTTGGAACATCTGTTTTAATGAACCAAGCATCAACGTCAGTTAAGTAGTGGTTCACATTGTAACCTTGTGGAACCATACCCATGTTTTTGATCGCATTGATATCATTATCAGCTGTACCTACTCTACCTTGAGATTTCATAATTCTCTCAGCAGTAAATTGCAATTCTTTAGGGATGATCATTTTCATTCCTTGAGCTGCAATTTTTAATCCTCTTTCATCCTGGTAACCAGCGATATCAATTAACGCTTGTTCTAGAGATGTTTCAGAAAGGTCAGCATAGTTAACCGGTCTGTTAGACTGGTTACCATTAAGTGTAGGGTGAGCGTTAGAAATTAATGAAACCCCGTCTCCACCTAAGTGTGAGCCAGAAGTTGCATTGTTTAAAACGTTTGCACCTTTAACTTGTTTTGATGTTGCCATTGAACGAGCTAGCGCTTTTGTATAACGAGAAGAGATTCTGTCGTAGAGGTTATCTTCGATAGCTTCTTCTGTTAAAGCGAAGGCTAATGCTATTGTTTCCATTGTGTATCTAGCTGTGTACGTTTCCTGAGCGTCGTCGTAGCTTACGCCTTGACCTTCAGGTTTAGTATCAGCAGTACCGAAACCACTTAACATTACTTCTTCTTCAAAAGCTCTGTCAGATGATTCTGAATCGAATATCTGACCTGCTTCGTTTTCGTATCGTTTGTATTCCAAGCCGAATAGTGCATTCAAACCTGGTTCTAGTTCTTTAACTAGCTGTGCTCGTGATATTGCCATGTTTTATGCTCCTATATTCCCGCAATGGTTTGTGAATATTTCAAGTTTTGTACAACTATAATATTTGCAAACGCATTTGCGAAATCGCTGTTGTCTACGTCTTCAGCTCTTCTTAGAGCTAGCCAACCGAAGTTTCCACCTGCTGCTGGAGTAGTTAACGAAATGTTAGATCTACCACCTACAGAAGTGCCTGAAGCAGAAGTGTCAGCTGTACCACCAAAAATAGCTTGTATGTTATTTTCAGTTGGTGCGCCAGCAATTGCTGCTGTTAGAGCGATTTGGTATTCTTGGAAAGGGTTGTCATTAACGAATGCAGTGATTAGTTCGCCTGCTACCACTCCGACAGCGTTTAGATACGCATTATTCCATGTAGGCTTACTTGTAGTCAATGCATTGTAAAAACAACCATTGAATACGCCTAAGAAATTATTGTTTGTCGAAGCGCAACCGTTAGTTAAGAAACCACCAGCACCTACTACTGCTGTTTGGTCCAAAATAACTGGTTCGCCTTGGTAGATATTGAACGCGGCACCGTTTTCGATATGGTATTTAGATTGACCAGATGTCGCTGGAGTGTTTCCAAGCGTCATTACTGGCGTTAATCCATTACCTTGTGTTTGTCGATTTGCCATTGTTATATATTACCTTTTCAAGTGTCCATAGTATTATCCATGAACGGGTTAAAAAAAATCAGTAGTGAGGATTGACCTTAGAAAAATAATTAAAAAATTAATCGTCCTTCTTTGCACCACCGAAACTATACGTAGTACGCCTTTGACTTGTCATTGGCATACTTGGATGTTGATCCTTCAGAGGTTCGTTTT